CTGCACTGCAACCACAACCCACGGCTCCCGGACCACGACCCACGATGCAACAAGGCATAATGCCCATGGCTCGTCGCTGATGGAATACAATCGTCCCGGCATTGAGGCCTTTGTTTCTAAACTTGTGGGCATAAAGGCGGCGGATCTTGATTGGGCTTCGAGTCTTGGCAAGAAGTACGGTGTCAAAGAAGAGTTAGACGGTCGCGGGGATGCGGCGCGTCATTTGGCGTTGGGCTGGTTAGCGGCTAACGCCGAAAGCCCTTCGACGGCAAAAAGGGCTATTCAGGCTCGTGAGTATTTAGATACGGACTATATTAGAGAAATACTTGGCGGGCAGTTTTCTGGCAAGGAAATGGATCTTCGTAACAATGAACGCGGCATGCAGATTCCCGCCAAAACTCGAGAAGAAGCGGAGCAAATCATTGGCCAGATGATTGAAGGCAAAGAAGCCACTTTTATGACTCCGCAAGAAAGCTATGAAATGCGTGGTTATGCCGAAGGTGGTCAAGTCTCAGAAATGGAGCCCGCGTTTTTAGAAGCGTTAGAGCAACAGCGACTCCGAAAGCAAGCTTTTGATAATGAGTTTGCTATCGAAGTAGCCGCGCAAAGCAATTATGCATCAGATATTGATCCGTCTATGGCCCGTTATCACGGGCTTCCGGATGCTGCTCCCGGATACAATGGTTTAATGGGCTTTGAAGTTCTTGCCGACAAAAGAAACCCCGATGGCGCGTTTCTAGACGAAGAACCCATACGTATTGCCTATTACAAAAAATCCGGTGACCGTGATTTTACGACCATAATACCTGAAGCGGGGACCGTAAACGCCGTTGACAGACATGCAAATCCCATGGTTTACGCTCACGAGTATAGGCATAAATTTTTTCCTGAATTATCGGAAAGAAGAAACCGGATTGCTGATTTATTGACAGCGTTAGATGAGCGTCAGTTATTCGACATGCTTCGTACTAACTATCTTTCTAAAAAAGGCTCCGAGGCGCTCGACTATTTTAGTTCCGATTTGCGGTTTGAGAGAGATAATCCGGGCTATGGGGTTGGCGCAAAGATATTTGGAGCGGAGTGGGAGCAAGGCGCACGGTCCACGCGCCAAGGCATACACGAAAACAAAGACCAATACATTCGCTCGCGTATAGAAGAATCCCCAGCCATTAAGTTATTAAATGAGTACGAAGATTTAGAAAAATATAATGAAGAAGCTGCGGCTGTCAGAAACTATGCCAACGGCGGAGGCGTCGCAGCCCTTGCGCCGAGAGCAAAAGCAATGTTCAATACACCTGATATAAGACGCGGTGTAGCTGCTTTTGCACCGTATACGACTAGGAGAGCCTAATGGCTAATGGTGACGAAAAAGCGCTTCTTTCTTCTTTGATGGACAGCACGGCGGGGCCGGGCAACGCGTTAGAAGAAATGGAGTTGGATATTGAGCTAGCTGCTCCCGGTACTTTTGAGGCTAACCAGTTTCTTCCAGAAGGGATTGAAATTGAGGAGGATGAAGATGGCGGAGTTGTTGTTGATTTTGATCCGATGGCCATGGCTGGTGTTGATGACGGGGATTTCTATCGCAATTTGGCCGAGGAACTCGATGATCGAGAGCTGGGTGCACTGGCTTCTGAGCTTTTAGGTGATTTTGATGCGAACAAAGCTTCGCGTGCAGAGTGGGAAGATTCTTATTCAAAAGGGTTAGACCTTTTGGGATACAGCTATGAAGAGCGCACTATGCCCTTTAGGGGTGCTACGGGTGTTACCCACCCGCTTTTAGCTGAGGCTGCTACGCAGTTTCAGGCTCAAGCGTTCAACGAATTGCTACCGCCTTCGGGTCCTGTCCGTACTGCTGTTTTGGGTGAAAACACCCGTGAAAAGCAGGCTCAGGCGGATCGTGTAAAAGAGTTCATGAACTACTACATCACTAGCGTGATGGAGGACTACACGCCTGAGTTTGATCAAATGTTGTTTTATTTGCCCCTTGCTGGTTCTACCTTCAAGAAGGTTTATTACGACGAAACTATTGACCGTGCGGTGAGTAAGTTTGTTCCTGCGGAAGACATTGTTGTTCCGTATGGCGCGAGTGATTTGGATTCTTGTGAGAGCATTACGCAAGTTGTGAAGATGTCGTTAAACGATCTTCGCAAGCGTCAGGTTATGGGCTTTTATCGTGATATTCCGGTTCTGCCTTCACAGACGAGTAGTTCGGATATTTCTGACGAGCAGGACAAACTGGGCGGAATGGAGCCTAGTAACATTGATTATGACTGCACATTGCTTGAATGCCACGTAAACCTTGACTTAGTGGGCTTTGAAGACCAAGACAGCGAAGGTGAGTTTACGGGCATCAAGATCCCTTATGTTGTCACGCTTAGTGAAGACTCGGGGCAGGTGCTTTCTATTCGTCGTAATTACGATGAGGACGACGAGCTTCGCCGCAAGATTCAGTACTTTGTTCACTACAAATTTTTACCCGGATTTGGTTTTTATGGGCTCGGACTTATTCATACGATTGGAGGGTTGTCGCGAACGGCGACCGCGGCTCTCCGTCAGCTTATTGACGCTGGTACTTTGTCTAATCTTCCTGCGGGGTTCAAGGCACGTGGACTCCGAGTCAGGGATGACGATGAACCGCTACAGCCCGGAGAATTCCGAGACGTTGATGCTCCGGGGGGCTCGATCAGAGACTCTCTGATGCCGTTACCCTTTAAGGGTCCGGATACTACGTTGTTCCAGCTTTTAGGTTTTGTGGTGGACGCAGGGCGACGCTTTGCCACTATCACTGACATGAAGGTTGGTGACGGCAACCAGCAAGCTCCTGTGGGTACTACGGTTGCGTTGTTGGAGCAGGGCTCGCGGGTCATGAGTGCTGTGCATAAGCGCATGCACTACAGCATGCGTCAGGAGTTTAAGCTTCTTGCACGTGTGATGTCGGAGTATCTCCCGCAGGAGTATCCGTTTGCCGTGGAAGGTGGTGACCGTGCCATCATGCGTCAAGACTTTGATGATCGCGTGGATGTTGTTCCTGTATCGAACCCGAATGTGTTTTCGCAGGCGCAGCGTATTGCGTTGGCTCAATCTCAGTTAGAGATGGCCATGCAAGCGCCGCAGATGCATGACATGCACGAGGCTTATCGTCGGATGTATGAGGCGTTAGGTGTGCGAGATATTGATAAGATATTGATTTCTCCGTCTTCTGACGATCCGATTCCTAAAGATCCTGCGCAGGAGAACATTGATGCTCTGGATAATGTTCAATTGAAGGCGTTTGAGGGTCAGGACCATGATGCTCATATCTTGACGCATTTGACTTTTGGTACGTCGCCGATGCTTCAAGCAATGCCGCAGTCTGCGGTGGCGCTTCAGAAGCACATCATTGAGCACGTAAAGTTAAAGGCACAGGAGATGGCTACAGCGCAGTTCTTGCAGCAGACGGGCGGACAGCCGTTGACTCCGGACACGGAACTGCAGTTGGAGGCTCTTGTAGCACGGATCACGGCTCAAGAGTTCCAGAATCTGAAGCAATTGACTGCGCAAATATCGGGTGCTGGTCAGCAGCAGCCTGATCCTCTGGTACAATTGAAACAGCAAGAGTTGCAACTGGACGCGCAGCAACAACAGTTTGAGGCGCAGATGGATCAGCAGGAGCTTGCCTTGGATCAACAACGAATGCAAAACAAGGCGTCGGAGTTCCAGCAGCGCCTTGCAAGCCAAGAGCGGCAAACTCAATCGCGCATTGATGCGGCTCTTGAACGTGAATTAATGAAGCAACGTTTCGATAGGAATAGATGATATGAAAAAAGTTAAATGTTCAGGTGCTCCCGGTGCGGAGCCGCCAAAGCCAGTAAACAAGGCGGTTATTGACGGTCAAGGTTCTATTCCGTATGCCACGTTGAAGGAAGAAAAGACGCCCAACACTATGATGGGTAAGGTCACTACGGGTAAGAAGCGTGGTATGGGTGCTGCTCTCCGCGGCTCACGGTTCACGAGCGCCTGAGAATGTTTGGTTTTAGCGGTGGTTTTAGCGGTGGTTTTAGCGGTGGTTATCCCAGCGCCTACGCCCAACCTTCGTATGGGGGTTACGGAAATCCTCGGCAGGGCTTTAGCCAAGGCATGGGTGGTCAAGGGACTTCTTTAGAGGGCATTGCCTCTTTGGTGGGCATGTTTGCGCAAATGTCTCCTGAACAGTTTGATACAGGCATTGCGCGTCTTACGCAGTTTAAAGACGTGTATGGTACAGGAGGTTTTGGGAACATGGGAGGTAATACGTCCTCTATCCAAGGTCTCTTTGGAGGATCTCCTAGCATGAGTAGGAATAGTTTTTCTCCTCAAAATTCTTTTGGCGGTTTTTCCCCAAACAGGTCTAATTTCAGGCAACCCACCAATTTGGGCATGCCCTTTGGCAACAGTATTAGTCAGGGTTCTGTTAACACTCAAACTGGGCGGCCTGATTTTTTAGCGTCCTCTCCAAACCCTCTTTTTGCTAATGCAGGCCTTATTGGGCCGGGGGTAACGCGCACGTTGGATGGCTCAGAAGGTCAATCTATTCAAGTTTTAGCGAATGACCCTCGGCTTATCGGGAAATCCGAGAATGAGATCCAGCAAATGGTATTTGGTGATTCCACAGAGGGAATGTTTTAGTTATGCCGCTTATGCGGGGTAACAGCCCTAAGCAGATCAGTGGAAATATACGCCGTCTGAAGAAAGAGGGTAAGCCTCAGAAGCAGGCGGTGGCTATTGCGTTGAATGTGGCGGGTAAGCCTAAGCCGAAAAAGATGGCTAAGGGCGGCATGGTGAGGGGGTATAGCCCTATTGCCCTTCGCAAACAGCGGTTTCAGGGGGTTTTTTAGTGCTGGAGTTATTAATCGGCCCGATTTCAGGGTTATTAGATAAGTTCATACCGGACGCTGATGAGCGTAATAAACTTGCCCATGAAATATCTACAATGGCTGAGCGGCACGCTCATGAGTTGGCTAAGGCTCAGATACAGGTTAATACGGAGGAGGCAAAATCGTCTTCTCTGTTTGTGTCTGGATGGCGTCCAGCGGTTGGGTGGGTCTGTGTTACAGGA